ACTGTATCATTAAATTTCCATTCAGTTCCTGTAAATTTACCAACCGCTTCTACAAAAGAATCACCAGATAATACAATAACTGTATCACCATTTTCTGGAGTACCCGCAGTAAAATCAGAAGTTAATAATGTCCACACCAAAGAAACGCCTACACCACTCAATTGGTATATTTTATTGGCATCAACAGTCAAACTACTAAATAAAACTGTATCACCATCTATTCCCAACTGACCATCTATTGTTACTGATGTTCCTGTAGGTAGAATTGTTGATATTGGATCATGATATGTTACTTTTACGAAACCACCACCAGAACCTAGCTTAGACTCAAGTCCCGCAGAATCTAGTGAATACCACTCACCGTCTGTTTTTGGGTAGATCTTTTGATCACCAGTTGAGGGAGTTGAAGGGGTTGATACTTGTTCTTCTGATGTTATTGAATCTGTGAATGTTTTGTTTGTCATGTCTTGAGCATGGTTTGTTGTTAAGATTTCTTCAGTTGATCCGGCTTCACCAACTTTAAATTTAGAAGTTACTGTGCTGTCATATCCTATAAGAGAATCAATTGCATCAGTCATTTCAACCGTTATACCAGCTTCAGCAGCATCAGCTACTGCCTGAGTACCGCCGTTGTTTACGGTAATATTAGCATCAGTTACATCTAGGTTAGTTGTGTTTATTGTTGTAGTTGTTCCATTTACAGATAAATCACCTGATACTATAAGGTTACCAGTGATTGTACCACCAGCAATCGCTAATTTCTCAGTATCTAATTCATTTATCGCGGCTTGGACGTCTGTTGCTATTATATCACCAGAAGGTGTATTAACAATACCAGAGGCAGGAAGGGTAAGAACACTATCAACAGACCATGTTCCTGATGCTTTTACATATAGATTTCCATTGGAACTATCTAAATATACATCACCATCATTGCCTAATGTAGGACTTGGTACTCCAGTTCCAACAAGGAAACTTGATGCACCTACTATAGTATCAGCAGGAGTTAATTCCGAGCTAAACCCGTCTGTAAAATTTACCTTTTTTATTATTGACACTAACTATCTCCTTATATAACATATTAAATTTTGTATAATTCTATCCCATATGGTTGAAAATGTACGAGCTGTTGAAAGGTCATATCATTCTCATTTGGTATTGTTCCGTAACTATCAACAATCTCATCTGATGCAAAGTTTCTAGTTAACCCTATGTAGTTATCTTCATCATTTGTGTGTCCTGTTAGGGATATTTCTATAGATAACTCTTTGTAATTACTATCAGTTGGATCTATTTGTATATAAAACCCAGAACTGTCGGTTTCAAATAAGACATATCCGTGGAAGTATGTACCCACAGCAGCGTTTAATGTACCCACTTCTAAGGTCGTAGTACCTATCACAGTGGATCCTTCTTTTAAAGTAATACCAACGGTTCCATCTGGACTTCCGTGCTTATATAGGCGCAATCTGATGCCAATAAGAGTCATACTCTCAAACAACCTAATACCAGTTGTTATTGTCTCATCATTCTCTAATTGAGTTACAGATAGATACATCTATACAACCTCAACCATAGTTATTGTTGTATCAAACAATAATGATGCTGATGCAGACCATTCTAGAGATCCAACTATATAAAAGTACCCAGAAAATAGATACTTACTTGTACCATCTGTACTCATACAACCTTCATTGTCTAGCATAAACCACATTGGAATAGTATTACCTACTGCTGTGTACATATTATTTAGTTGTTCAAATTCAGTTAAATTCGCATATTTTATTGTACCGCTTATGCTATTTGTCTTATTATATTTATCTATAAATAACTGTCCGTAATTATTTGACTTAGCTTTATGATTATCTGATATTGAGTATTTAAAAGAAGTAGTATCAAAGTTATTATTCTCTATCTCTGTCCTAGCTCCTATGTATATGTTTGCTAATTCACAGTAATCTATTCCTGTTAATGTCAACTTAGCGTATCTATATGCTCCAGATGTAAACTGTACGAACCCAAAGTTATGACCAGCTGATAAATCAACGGTCTCTATACTAGTACCAGGGAATATAGTCGTAGGACTAAACTCTATTGTTGCAGTATTAAATCCTAATCCTGTTATATTATTACCAGCTACCATGAAGGTATCTATGGATTGGTTTGATTGCATATCTATTTGGATAACACATGTATTTTCATTACTTCTAAATGTCTTTGTTGTGAATACTTTGTTTATGTTCGTTAAAGGATATTGAACATTTTCTGTACCACTTAATAAACTATACGTAGCAGTTGTTGTATGATTGTCTACTCCGAAACTCATTTTTGATGCCATGTTAGCTTCTCCCTATTACGATGCCAGACTCAACACCTCGTGATGCACTTCTAGCAATCTCATTATCATCTGCTACAAGTACTATTTCAATTGATGATATTCTATCACCTAGAGATGATATTGCTGTTGTTAATCTAGCTCCAGTGTCGCTACTTGATTGTGATGATAGTTGTGATGCATCGCTTTTACTTATCAATGATCTTCCCGTATCTGCTATACTATCAAGGTCTATTGATCTGTTTATATTATCATTAAATGAGTTTCTATTAGTATCTTCAAATCTGCTTATTCTAGCTTGTTCTTGTGCAAATGCTATATCTTCAGCGTTTGCTGTCCCACTAGATATTCTATTATCTCTATCATCTTCTATTTTCTTCAAATTAAGACTTTCACTCTCCTCTAAATTCCTTAGATCAAGTCTTTCTTTTTCTTCCCTTTCTCTCTCATTCTTAGTGTCAATAGCCTTATCAATGTCTTTTAATCCGGATGCTAAACCTATTCCAACTGAAGCAACAGCCAAGCCAGTAGTGGCACTAATAGATGCATTTAGTTTTGCTAAAACAAGGGCGTAGGCAGCAGGACCGGCGGCTAATGCCGTTACTTGAGCTACAGCTCTAGCCTTAGAATCTTCTATAGCAATAAATGCCAGGGCGATTCCTTTGGAGATTATTAATCCTTCCTTACCTCCAATACTTAGGATATTTAATATATCACTAGTATTGGTTTGAGCGAAGCTTTTTGTTGCTTGGTATTGATCTTCTTTGATTTTCTTTGTTATTTCAGATTCTTGCTTTTGAAATTCAAGCTTCTTTTTAATCTGACTCTTCAAGGCACTTAACTCTTGTTTTCTTGAAAGATCAGTTACTAGCTTTTTCTTTTTTTCTTTATCAACTTCCAAAGAAATTAAAACCTTATTAGTGTCTTTTTGTAATTTTATTTTTCTTTTTTCTAAATCTGCTCTTTCCTTTAATACCTTTAAAGAATTTCCTGAAGCCGCTTCTTCTTCTGCTGTTTTCGCTTCATCTTTTATTATTTTCATTTCATCTAGGAAAATAAGTTCTTCAGCCTTTAGTAACTCTTTAAATGCCCTCTCTGCTTCTAACTTCTCATCATCTGCAAGTTTCTTAGCGGCTTTGGCATCTTCCGCAACCTTAGCAGCAGCTTCTATAGCCTTTAGATCTTCAGGTGATTTAACGTCTTTAAGTTCCTTAGCTACTTTAATCTCTTCTTTTTGTGCATCTATTCTAGCTTGTATTCCTTGCAATATTCTAGGAGAACTACCCCTCTGTATAGCTTTATTTAATTGTAATTGTAAGTCTGCCAAGTTAGCAATTCCTACTTTAAAATCATTTGAAGCCTTAGTTGCGTCACCCGTTCTATCTGAATAAGTTTTTATGGCAACGCCTAATGCAAGCAACGCGGTAGCTGCTAATACAAATGGATTTAACGATAATACTAAGTTAAAGGCAGTTGTTGCAATTGCTGCCCCGTTTACTGACAGTGCATACGTACCGTATCCAACCGCTAATGCTGTTAGTGCTATAAAAGAGTCTTTTATTACAGTTAAGTTATTACCTATAAATTTAGTAAAACCTATAAAAGCTAATGCTCCTTCTTTTATAATGGGAAGTAACTCAGAACCTATTTTACCTGACAAATTAAATACGTTATCAGATAGAGTACTTAATACACCAGATAAAGTTTCAGACTTTTTAATCATAGCATCAGCAAATAAACCGCCATCATCTGTGATGTCGTCAAGTGAATCTTTAAATAAATCAAAGGATACTTTTCCTTTACCTATTTCTTTTCTAACTTGTACTAATGGAATATTAAGTTTGTCTGCTATAGTTTGACCTAGTGATACACCAGCGTCGTTTAATTGATTAAATCTCTCTAATGATAGTTTAGTTTCAGCTTGTACCTGTCCATATATTGTCGCTAGGCTTGCAAAATCTTTACCACTACCAGCAGCAACATCTCCTAAAGTATTTAAAACATCTTGTAGATCTTCGGCTTTTGTACCAAACGCCAATAACTTTTTAGTTGCGTCTACGATACCGGGCAATTGAAATGGGGTACTTGCTGCGAATTGTTGTAGTTGTTCTAGTTGTTTTTGTCCTGCTTCAGCGGATCCCAGCATTACACCTAGTTCCGTACTCATAACTTCTAGAGCTTTGGTAGATTCTATTATACCTGAAGCAAAGGATCCTAACCCACCGACAAAAGAAGCTATAGCATTAGCTCCTAAGTTCCCTATAAAACTACCTAAAGCAGAAGAAGCTCCGCCTATGGATTTATTTACCTTATCAAAGTTCTTATCTACTTTATCAGAGAATTTATTGGTAGCACTTACTGTCTTACTTAATGAAGCATCAAACTGTTTGGTTATAAGTTCTAAGTCAATTTGAAAATCAGCCATATATTTTACCTATTGTTTTTTTGTTCTTGTTCCCACTTCTTTCTGTTTCTTTCTGATCTATCAAATTTTAATTGAGATATCCTATTCATGATCTCTATAATCTTAGATGGTTGATCTAAGTATGATCCATTGAACGGTAAAATTCCCTTATTAAACTTATCCTCTAGATCCAAGTAAAGTGAGATAGAAGGGTTTCTATATCCACAGAGGCATTCATGAAAGCGTATGCCGTCAATTTCATAGCGGTGTCGGAGTCTATATGTCCCACAACCGTTAATCTTTTGCATGTGTTCCGTGGCTTTTTCAAATCCCATCCTTTGTGTTGCCGTTTTTAGTTTATTTTCACAATCGAAATGACTTTCGGTCATATAAACAAAGCTGGCGCTTATAGTTATATTGTCATACACACTCAAACCGCTTATATCTTGAATAAATAAATGTAAGTATTCAAATAAGGAACCTATAAAATAAATCCCTTTTAGTCCTTTTTTTCGGACACCTCAAAGCTAACGCCTTCTATTTTCTCTCCAGTCGTAGGATCTATTATCTCAGTAGATAGTCCATGTACTAATGAAGTACAAACAGAAGCTAATTTTGTGTTTTGTTTGATATTTAATAAATCATCGATACATTGCTGAGTCAATTGATTATCTTCTAGCTCTAATTGATATGGTTCATCGTTACCGTCAAATAGACCTTTAACTGACTTAACCGCATATTTTATGGATAGTACTGCTGCATCTTGTGCTGCCATCATATCTTGATCTGTTACCGCTTTGTATAGTTTTGCTTGGATTTCGCTTTTTTGTATATACGATAATGGTGATATAGAGAACGTTATACCCTCTACATTTACTTTTACTCTATCAGTTGTTCTATAAATCTTGGTCATGCTATCTCCTGCATAAAAATTAAGGCAAGATATATTAAATATCTCACCTTAATATCATATTATATAAACGTAATAAATATCGGAGTAGCTGATCCATCTTGTCCACCAGATGCGGAAAATGAGATATTATGAGTTAATATACCATCTGCATCAGCTTCTGTAAGCTCAGTAGTAGAGCAATTAGGCATATAAAAAGAAATTACCTGATTAAACTCACCAGTCGTTGATGTTGGGTTGTATGCATATCCAAATATTGAATATAATGAATCATTGTCAAATTCAGCTTGAATATCAACATTATCATCTTCTACGTAAGGAACCAAAGTTCCAGTTATTACTCTATCAGATACTCTAGAACCTAGTTTACCAGATGGAGCACATGTAGATGTAATATTAGCTATTGTATTTTCTACTGAAAAACTCATTTCTCCAACTGGAAGTTTAACTCCGTTTTTAAAGATACAAGCTTCAACTATGATTGGTGGTAATGAACTATCATATGATGGAGTATTAGTTATCGCACTAACTGCAGTAGTAAAATCTAAACCTTCGATACCAAAAGACCAACTAGCTAATTGATTAGCTACAAAGTTTTCTATTGCCATTGATGCAGTTCTACAACCAACACCTTCGGTTTTAATATTATCTTCTACGTATTTAGTTACAGAAAATGTTGGATGACCTGTATCAGCAGCAACATATGTTGTAAAATTAGCAACCACTACGTTATCACTAAAAGCACCAGCTCCTGCAACAAGTAGTGTTATAAAAGCAGCACCTAGTGATTCATCAACCACTGTTATTGGTGATAAGTGGAAAGCTCCGGCTTCTTGAACTAAAGCAGTATCTCCAACTTTAAATTTAGAAATATCAGCATCCCCAATATTTAATTGAGTAGAAGTGTTTGCTGTTTCAGATGTAACATTTGTTCCAGATGTTCTAGTTGCACCTAAAGCACTCTCAGCCATAACTCCGTATTCAGGTTCAGAACCTTCTGTACTACCAGACTTAAATTCACAAGGAATAGTGCCAGATACTGATCTGTTTGCTGTTCTTGGTTGTGCTTTTGTTAAACCGGTTCCTAAGATGTTTCTTTCTAATGCATCTTTAGTTCCATTTAATTCAAGCCCATCAGCTTGTACTGCAATAAAGTCAGCATCAGCAGGTGCTTCGTATGTACCAGCAGTAGTTTCTTTTGTTACAGCAACCTTAGTGTTCTGTTTTATTGAAAATCCCATTTAAAATACCTCCTAAAGTATTGATTATTTCTATTATAAAGCTTTTCTGTATTTTATATTAAATGATAACTTATTTATTATCACCTTATCTTCCTCTAATTCTTCTATTGTACTAGATAGAGAGTTAATCACCATAACTATACTTGGGTTATTAGCTTTAGTCTTTATTATCTCATTGTATAATTCTAAACTTATATCTTGTAGTGCTATTATAGCATTGTCTTTACTTGAGTCATTATTGTTAACTGTAGAATAAGAATTAGTTAAGTTTATCTCAAATGTTTGATCTACTGTTATAAAGCAAGTAGCTCCTGTAGTTTCTGATATATCCCTAGAGATTACACCATACTTATTATTACTACCTTTAAATGCATTCAATTCTATGTTATGCTTCTGCTTTAGTTCACTGTATGATGCCCCTAAAAAGGTTCCACATAGAGAAGTTAATGATGTAACAAGAGAACTTACTTCATTCATCGAGACATCCTTGTACTCTTAACCGCTTTTATGTTTTCGTATTGTTGGAGTTTACCATCATTATCTCTATCTAATGAGATATGTGCTAAGTCCATATTTTTTACATAATTAGAATTAAAACGTCTAGCTTCTTGCTCCCACTTATCATCAGTAGCATCCGATAGGGAGAAATAGATCTTAGACAATGCCAAATTCTTAGCAGCTTGTTTTATTTCATCTATATCAAAAAGATCCCATTCAGTTATATTTCTATAGAATTTTAATCTCTCAGGTTCATTTTCACTTTGATATTTCAATATACCATCATTTCTAATATCTTGGATGATCTGTTCTTTTATTTCTAAATGGACTCTTGTGTAATCAGTATCAGATCCAACCACTGCACTTCTAAAATCAACATCATCAAGTGCTGGTCTTGCTTGGAATATGTCTCTATCTTGTGAAAATAGAACTCCCATAGCTGTTATTGTTACAGTTGAGTCTGCAGTTGGTACCATTCTATACCAGAAATTAGATACTGAATCAACAGTAGTCTCTTCTATTACTGTATTATCATCGGCTTCTTGCCATGTGATAAAACCGGATCTTGTTTGTTTCTTTGTGTCATCATTGAGATTTAGTACACTGACCCAGTTATTCCCGTCGAAGTATTCAATGTCATAACTGATCTTTGATACTGATGGGGTCTCGTATTTAATGTACAGGTTGTTTAGTGGCTTCTCTTTACCGAAATATAGTGGATCTGAACTAGTTACGACGACTGCGACTGTTTCCTCTAGGAAATCGTTTAGTTCTTCAGTATAATCATTTGTTAAATGTCTGATGTTAAGATCTTTCATATTAGTTACCTGATACTTGAATTATTTTATATATTGCTCCGGCTATCGCACCTGAAGTTATTACTGCTGATGATACTACTTTTAACAGATAAGTTAAAGTAAGCTTGTCCTCTATGTGACCTAATCTCTGTTCACTTGCCGAAGTTCTAGCCATATGTTCCTCTAAATCCGACGTATTCTTGATCATGTTTATATGTAGATTATCCATTCTATCATCTAACTTGTCAATTTTACTATCTAACTTATTAACTACTTTAAATATTAAATCTGATTTATCCATATATTCCTCATATATATCATATTATACTATATGCTTTTGTAATTATACTTTATTAGTATATCCTCGATATGATCTGGACGTACCGTATTTGCTCTATAATCTTTCTTTATTTCCGGGTGTATTGACTTCAAGCACCTGAAAACTAGTTCAGAACAGTTATCTCCATCTCTGAATGGGTTTCTACTCTTTATTCTTAGTTTAACTAAGAGATCAACCATAACTATACCTATGTTTTGCCAGAAGGCGTACTTATGACCCATATGTTTATTAACACGCTTTATAAGCTCCTTATAAGCACTCTCAGGAGCTTGGATCTTATATTCAGTAGTTATCATGTTCTCTTCATTGAATCGCTCTATGGACCAGTAATTGACCCCATTCTTGATCTCTGAATGAAGTATCTGCTTATCATCGAACCTAAAAAATGTGTGGGAGTAATCTTTCCCCATATACCACATTAATAGTCTAGAGAATATCTTACCTTTTCTGTTCTTTGAGAATCCTATATAAAATATCTTCACTATTACCTTCTTCTTCTACGGCGTTTATTTCTTCTTAGTCTTGCTATATTAACAGCTTTTACTTTAAATCTCTTATGTTGCCTTGACTTCATGAAGGACGAAATTAACCCCAATCGATTTAGTATCCGCTTCATTGTTCGTATATGTAATTTCAATTTGCATCCCCAAGTTTAGTTCTGCATCATAATTAGACGCATCTGTGTAGTATATATCAGATAGATTTACATCAAATCCGAATTGATTTAACACGTAGTTTGGTATTGTTGTATATGTTCCTGTAGCGGAGTCTAATACTTTCAAGTTAACAGTATCAACTCCTGCACAGTTAATTATCTCTACCTCGTCTACTTTTGCTACATTATAAGGAACTGTTAATGTTAGGGTATCTGTTGAGTTCCCTGCTATGTCTTTTCTAATTCCGTGTTTTCTTCTATATAACTTACCACCCTCAACTATTTTTGATGCAAATGGAGTACTCAGTACTCCTGTGTTGGATATTACTTCTGGTATAGCCTCTCCGTCGTGGTTCATAACTAGAGAGTCTAAGTTTGTTTCTTGAGATAAATCTAAACTAGACGTGAAAACTATAGTTAACTGGTTTCCATCTAGTGATATATTTGACAGCGGAGTACCAATAGAACTCTCATTTATAGTCTTTTCTAGTTTATCTAAGTTCACCTTACTTACTGATATGTCAGTTGTTATATCGTAGCTATACATTATGATACCCTCCATAGTTCTAATCTTACGTTGGATATATAAGAAGTATTACCCTCTCTCCAATAGTTTAAGTCGAATGTATGTACACCACTTAAATTTAAGTTTCCAATAAACCCAGATGCTGGTATAACTTGATCAGTTCCTGAATCCTGCGGTTCTTGTGAATGGTACATTATCTGAGAACTATCTAATTCTATTTCAGCCCTAAAATCACTACCATTACTTGATTGTGCCCAAGTATAAGACCAATTTAATCTATAATTTCCTGACGGTAAGTTATTTGTTGTTAATGTTAGTTTATTTATTGGCGTACTGGATGTAGTCTGGCTTAATGAAAGACTCTCTATGTAGTTATATTCAGAACCAAACACTGAAACAGGTCCTTGAATACCTTGAATACCTTGAGGTCCTATTTCACCTTGTATTCCTATTTCACCTTGAATACCTTGCTCACCTTGAATACCCTGAATGCCTTGTGGTCCAACTAGAGTATCTAAGAAGTCTTGTTCAGTTCCAGTATTCCCTATATCCAACCATGCTTCATATGCAGATGTTATACCTTGTGGACCAGCATCACCCAATACAGTAACATTATGATTTACATCAGCTAATGTATCTGGTGATGTACCATTATCACCTATTCCGGTTGTTAGTGTAAATCCATTTATAGATTTACCATCAACAAACCAGTTGGTATCTGTATTTGTTCCTAGATTTTCAAATCCAGAACTTACTATATAGTTTGTATCCGGTGTTGGAGTTGTGAATATATAATTATAAGTACCAGTTCCTGACTTTACTAATGTAAGTCCTCTACCTTTTGATATAGACCCAGTGCTTGTTGTATTAGAGAACGCATATATACCAAAACCAGCAGGTCCAGTTGCTCCAGTATCTCCTGTTTCACCTTTTATTGTTACATTACCTACGTCTACTTTAATTCTATCGTTGTCTATTAATAAGGGGCTTATGTTTTCTTGGGATTCAAATTTAGCTAACCAGTTAAGTCCTTCAGCTATACCTAGATCTGTATCACCATCATTTACCATAATATCTTGGGAATTTACATCATCCAATATATCCTGATCTTCTAATACCTGGACCCATAAATTAGTAGGAACTAAATAATATTCTTGATCAGATATAGTTCTGGTTAGTATGAACTTATCACTTCCTGAATTGTTTTTTAATCTTTTAATTATAGCCATTATGGTATCCTCGAAATCCAAAGCACTAACACCATATCTCTGGCATTGGTTCCTTGATCTATGTATCTTATTTGAATAAAATCACCGGCACTGAATGTTAAATTATCTGCGTTTAGATCAAATACCTGATTATTGGTTGCTGCAGTACTAACGCTTACTGTCTTAACCAAAGTTCCGGTTGCAACACCACCGTCCCATATCTCAAGGTCACATTCTATACTTGTTCTGTTATTTGCAAATGTTAGTTCGTTTATTTGTGTGTTCACTGGGAATACTATGGGGGTATTTGGAGTTAAGTTACTATATGATATTATGTCATTGTTTCCTGCAGTTCCGTTGTATACTAAAGCCAATCCTGCTCTAGGAAACCCAGCAGCTAACTCTCTAGTTTCTTCTATAGCTTCTTGGGTTGTTTCGGATACATAACCGTTCGATTCATTATCAAATGGTATTTGATCAGCAACTGGTGTAAAATTATCTCTACGACTCATGCTCTTTCTGCTCCCCGAACATCAACTGTCCCAGACTCAGCTAGTATATATATAGCCTGACTACCTGTTGCTTCATATGTTTCTTTTGCATTTTTGTATTGTATAAATCCTTTAGTCGTTACATCTATAGCAGCTGGTATTTCATTTTCATCAGCGAAGTATACATAGAATTTACCATCACCCTGTAATGTTATAACTTTCCTTTCAAGAAAAGCGGAGGCATCTGCTTTTGCTTCAATTGGAGAGCTTGTAGTTACAGTAAGTACGAATGTTTTTGATGGACCATCTATAGGTTGAATCATTTTATTCCTCTACTTGTTCAGTTTCTTCTTCAGTTACTTCTATTATTTCTAATATATTTTGATCTATTTTAGGTAATAAGGTTCTTTGCATAAAATTTAATAACCCATAATATTTAATAATTTCTTGTGTGTTCAAATTAAAAGTACCTTTATTAGCTATCATATTCAAGAACTCTACTATTTTTTTCTTGTCTTCTTCGTTAAATTTGTTTTCCATGATATGCCTTTAATTTAAAAAAGTGAGGGCTTTCGCCCCCACCTTGTTGGATTAGCTCAATTCTAATGTTCTGATTTCGTGACCAGATTTTGCTGAGTTATAATAAACGTCAACAGCAGCACCGGCTCTTACTTGAATAGTAGAACCAGGAGATACTGGGAAACCGTTTGCAGCAGTTACGCCACTAGCCCCAATATACATCTTTCTGTTATCGTTGTTATAAACATACAAATACTTTCTGTCAGCTAAATTAGATGCAACAACAGTTTTAGCAGTACCAGCAGCAGCTAATGTATCAGCAGCTGATAACATTGCAGTGTTAGCCAAAGCAGCGTCGTTTACACTGATCTCGTTAGAAACGTTAACGTCCATTGCTTGATCACCACTAACTAATGTTGAAGTAATTGCAGTACCAGTACCATCAAATGCCCATGCTTGAACAGCATCATCAGTTGCGTTCAAATCATCAATATCTAATTGAGTAGCTGTAACATTAACATCGTTAGTAATACTGTCGATAGTCCATGTCCCACCTTGGTGCGCAGTAACTGAATCTGTAGCGAAAGCAAGATCTCTAATATCAAGATCAGTAGCAGTAACATTGACGTCATTTGTAATGCTGTCAATAGTCCAAGTACCACCTTGATGAGATGTAACAGAATCAGTAGCAAATGCTAAATCTCTGATATCAAAATCAGTTCCCGTTACTTCAATAGAAGTGTTAGAGATATGTACATCTAGTGCAATATCACTGTTCTCACTTGTAGATGTATAGAAACTAGTTCCATCACCTAATCTTACAGAATCATCTGTATGATTAAGGTCTACTTCTACATTAATACCTTCTGCGACTCTAACGTCTAGTGCTTTTTTACCACTAACATCTGTGTGTGTTAGTAATGTCCCATCTGCTGACCGTAAAAACGATCCTACACTGTCGCTATCCGCGATTGTGTCTGCATCAGTTGTGTCAAAGATTAATTGATCTTTTATATGCCTCTCCTTATTTCCAAGTTATGATTTCCATAACTAGGTTCCCTTTTTCTGCTATAAAATATATATTTGTGATTGAATCTAAATCTAAGCCTTGTTCTTCGTATGTATTTCCCTTTCTTATGGTGTATACATTCCCAGCTGAAACATAGCTTATTGTAAATTTGGATTCATTTCCTCTTATTTTTAATTGGATCCTATTAGTACCTTCTGGAAGTGCTAATGAATATTCAGTACTTGCTATTGTCATATCTACGTTGAAGATCTCTGGAGTACCACCAGTAAGATCACTAAATGCACCATCTGCGAACTCTGTTACAGTATTAACTGCGACACAGCCTTTAGAATCATCTATAAACTTATTTTGTTCGTTATCTTTTGTATTGTGTGATTTTGGAAGAGACATTAACTGTTCCTCTCATTCTTTCTTTGTATCTTTATTCTTTTTTGTTGACTTTTATCATACCAACAATACCAAAATCCATTAGCGAAGGATATGTCTCTAAAGTGATAACACTTACCTTCTTTCATATTAGTTACTAACATTAGTTCTTCTAACTTTTCAGGGGTTTTTGCTTTTATAAAACTTGGGGAGTAATTAGATTTTGCTTCAATATTACCAGCCATTGCCATCCTCCTTGGGTTTTATTATTAAAAATAGGAGACCAAATTGCTTGATCTCCCGTTATATTAAACTAGTTAACTAGGGTGACATGAACATGCCAAATTAGTTTTATGCTCCAGTTGTATTTAAAAGAACGCATCTGATACCAGCATCAAGATTCTTAGTTCCGTATTTACTACGAACTGAGATAAACTCTCTACCTTTTGATTTTTGATCTTCTTCAATATAGTTGATTGCTTGTTGCATAGCGAAAGCACATGCACTTGAATGATAAGCAACACACTCAGTAGCAGGAACAACATTAGAAGCGATCATCTTCATACCAAATAGTTGAGCGAACTCACCATTTACTAATGCACTGTTTGATCCAGATTTAGAAGCATCTTGAATTTCAGTTTTACCTAAAAGGTGTAACTTAATTGTGTTAGAAACTAAAAAGTATCTGTTATCAGTAGGAACACTTTGCTCATCTAATAAAAGACCTGCACGTTGAACATCAGCCAATGAAGGAGCTTCGTTAGCACCAGCACTGATTGGACCAGGTTCACTCATTTGAATGATATGATCTGGAGTTGCAGCAGAAGCTTGTTTAAGCTCAGCATAAATAGCACTTTCAATATCAACACCAAGAACTCTAGGTGCAGCATCAAGAAATTGCTCTTTAAGATCAACAGCAGACTCAAGGTCAGCAGCTTCGTAGATAAATTCAGGAACTTCTCTGAATGAACTAAGAACAAGAGAATCTTGATCAGCAGTCATACCAGAAGCAGTAGCTTCAGAACCATCTTGTTTTACATCAGAAACAGAAAGACCAGAAAATCTTGGTACTTTAACTGATTTCATACCTTTGCCAACACGTGGTGTAAGGTCAGTAATAGTGTTTACGATTACAGCTTCCTGAACTAGGTAAGCTTGAACGTCTTGAAATAGGATTTCTTCCATTGAGATGTCAGAAACTCCGGCAGAATTTAATGCCATTTTGTATTCTCCTTGTTATAAACAACTATTACCATAATACTTGTTTTATTGTTAATTGCCGCGAAGCAGTCTTGCTCTAGCGTTTTTTCTATCGTTTGAGGTTTCCGTACTCGCTCTTTGAGCTGGGATACCACCGTTACTTGCAGATTGAGCACCAACTTTTGGAAAGTTTTGTTTAGGTGTCAACTCTGGGTAGTTTTCTCTAAAAAGATTAACTACATATTTAACTGAGTCTTTATTAATACTACCGTCGTCGTTAACGATAATAGAACCAAGATCAACAAAGTCATAATATCTATCTTTTGATAATGAAGCACCAACTGTCTTATCGAATTGCTTAATTTTCTTTTCTTTAACTAGATTATCTTGAAGGTTGAAGTATTTATTTTCCATCTCTTCTTTTTCTTTCTGAGTATTTTCCCATAAGGTCTTATACTCTTGTTTTTCTTCTAGTTTTTCATTTTCTTGAGATTGCAACGCAGCTTTAAGAGCATTTAATTCGTCTTGTAACTGTCTGTTCTTTTGTTGCTCTTTCTTCTTCTCATTTAGCAAGTCATTCTTTTTCTTAACTAAAGCTTCTGTATCTACAGCATCATCAGCTTTATAAGCTTCAGGATTCTCGTTTCTGTCGATAACTACTTTTTGTTCAGTTGTTAGGGGTTGCTCTGCACTCTCCAACTCTTGGTTTTTTTCTTCATTACTCATCTTAATCTCCTCGGGAAACCGTTTAATTATGAAATACCACAAGTATCTCTATATTATCATATTATTTGAAATATTTTCTAAGTGCTTTATTAAAGGAATCAGTCAAAGTCTTCCTTACAGTCCTAGCTGCTCTCTTAGCTTCCTTGTCAGTTACGAAGAAGAAAGGGCGCTTCTTGCTAACATAAGCAGCTACTCTAGCACCATAACTGCTTTTAAATCCAATAGTTAGCTTACCGAAGCCTGTTACTAGGGATCCTATGTTTCTCATTAATAGACCTGTTCTGGTTAGATTGGATTTCTTAGCACTAGTATTAGCTGCTAGTTTAGGTGTATTTTTTTTTAAATACTCTTTATTCTTTTTAATTTGGTCTTTAGCTGACTTATTAGCCCTAAAAGCTTTCAGTTCTTTAGCTGATAATGTATTTATTGGAACTACTGTACCTGCTGAATTTGTCCAAAAACCTATTTTACCTGCTCTTTGTAGCTGGGTACTCTCCGCCAATGGTTCAAATTTCTCTCTTCTACCTTCATTCTTAGTAACTCCGTATCCTAATTGAATACGCTTTACCATATCCTTAGTAATAGAATTACCTAGCTTTTGCATATTACCACGACTGCCAGCTTCTTTTTTAGCTTCTTGTAGTGCTTTTTCTAATTTTATACTAAAGTCTTTTGCGTTTGCCATTATCTATTAAACAAGAAGTTAGATATAATACTCCTAGCTTCCTGACTTACCTTTTCTTTTATTTCACTATTTTGATTATTCTCAGCATCTGATCTTCTTTTGTATGGGGATATTATCTTACTTAGATCGCTATCTGTTATCCCTAAGAAGTCTCTCTTTGGGAATGAAGGTCTTAAGTTATTACGTTGCCATGCTGCTTTGTCGTTTTCTTCTGATCCTGCCTCGAACCCTATAGTAATAAATCCAGATGCGCTAGTATTTAATACTTGAAGTTCTGTTAACATATCACCAGATAGTTGTAGATCTACATGACCCTTTGATTTACCGGCTATTTTAAAGTCTAGTGAT